CCCGAACGGAACGCCGCCGACACAACCTCTTTAAGGGTGGCGATACCGTCAGAGGAGATGCCGAGGACATTGCTGTCAGACTGCTCGCCAAAAGCAATACCTTCCCAAAAGCGGATAAGTTTCTGCGCGACATCCTGTTTTGTCTTTGAGAGAAACAACTTCGAGCCTTCACTCGCGATATATTCCTTAACCTGTGCAGGCGTAGTGCCGCCACCGCTACCTCTGCCGAGCGCGGTTATCTGTTCCTGCATCTTTTGCAGCGTGCCTGCCTCCTTGTCTTCACGCAGACTTACCTCGTATGACGGTATCTTTCCGTTTTCCTCTTTGATTGTCAGCCTGTCGATGATTATTTCCGCGTCAAGTCCGAGGTCTTCATCCTTGAACGGCATAATGTCGCCCTCCTTGATTGTGTCATGTATGCTCTTTACTGCCCCCGAGGTGTCGGCCATTGCCTCGTCATGCTGACGGGCCATAAAGATGTCATAAATCTTCGGTGCGTAGGTGTGTCTGGTGTGGTCGTTCTCTATAAGCCATGCAATAGCGTAGCGCAGCAGCTTTTCGGAAGCAGCTTCAACGTACTGCACAGGCAGCTCGATTCCCGACAATACGAAATGATCGCCCTTGCTAATCTGAAAGTCCTTGTACGGAAAATACAGACCGATGTCTTCCACTCGCTGCAACGTGAGCACCCAGCGACCGTTCTCTTTTACACTTCCCGACACCTTAAACTTTCTGCCGGCACACATTCCGTCCGTCATGGTGATGGAGAAGTCGCTCTGCTTTAAGGCATTGATGTCGAAGTTTACATTTTCGCTAAGCTCGACCTTACATGAAGGAACATCCTGCCCATCCTTGAACACGCCGTTGTCCTCTACATTCGTGCCAACCGCGATTTCGTCAATGCGCACGCCGTCCACCTCCATCTCCTTGATTGTCGGAAATATTTCTTCTTTCTTTTCTTTTATATCTTCCGTATCGAAGAATACACTGCCAGGTCGCACGCCTATGATGTCCGCTGTAGCTGACTCCACCCACGGGCGGTCGGTTCTTGTCGAGAAGCGCAGCTCCGCGCTGGTCGGGTTTAGCGATGCGTGCTTATCAGTGTGGCTGTTCCACCAGTCCTGCAACGACATCTGCGGAAAGCCTGGCAGCATTAAGCGTGAGCACGCCATGTTGTTGGGCAGATGGTCGGTAGCGTAGTCTTTCCTGTTGTCGGGGAAAGCATCCTTGTTCACTCCGCTGACGAAATGAATCATCTTTGTTGACTTTACCGCCTCGTAGTATTTTCTTGCGTCGGCTACCGAGTTTTCCTCGTTCGTGCCGCCCGCAACGCGCACTTCGATATGCTCCTCGAAATACGGCGCACGAAGAACCGTTACCGTAGCCTTGACGACAACGCCGCCGTCATGCAGACTTACGGAGTATCGCGAGGAGCCTTGTCCGTCGGAGATATGGTTGGTGAAATACGCCGACGCTTTTTCAACATTAAGACCACCAAGCTTGATGTCCGCTGCATACCATGCGGTATGATCGAGAAGCTGTATCGTATCCGCGAAGTCGGCCCACACCTCCATATTCAATGTTGCGTAGTATCTGTTGGGTAGGTTTTTCTCCGAACCGTATGCCCTCATTCTCGTGACAATCTTCTGGTCGCTTTCTGCGTCCTGGTTAATCTCGACAAGTCCAAATGCTGCGCCGTATTTGAACGTGCTCTGCATAAGCAAGCCCGATGCGTCAACAAACACCTCTCTGTTTCGCGTTATGAAGTTCACGTCGAACTGGGAGTTTACCAACGCAAGTCCTTCCCATACGGTCTGATTCTGTACACTGATTGAAGTTGAGTCTATTTCGGTGTCTGCAACACCAGTGTCCTCTTTGGTTGTATCACCACCATATATCTCTTCCCATCTTGCAGCCTCGCAGCCTCGTGTCTGGCTTCTCTTCCAGTTGCGTGAATAGAACTTCCATGCTTTGTCTCCGAACTGCTCGTTCATGTTAGCTTGCAATCTGTCAAGCAAATCGTCAAGTGATCCGATATAGAAAACAAAGTCGGGTAGGGCGGTGTAGTGCAGCTGCGCCTCGTCGTTCAGCACGACATCAAGAAACTCCGCTCTTGCCAGCTCGTCGGACAGGGAGTTCAGCTTTATGTTTGAATACTTGAACGAGTCGCCGAGGGCGTTCTTGCGGCCCTGCTTTATCTTGCCCGGGTCGTAGTTCAGCTCGAAGCGTTCGTTTCTGTAAATCAGGTAGTCGCCGATTGAGAAGTCAATGGGAGCTTCGTTCTCTATTGATACGGATACGGAACACTCTCCCATCCACTCGCCGTCGTATGTCAGCGAATGAACGGAAATTTCCTTGCCGTAGGCGTCACGCAGCGGCGTGCCGTCCTTATGATAAAGTTTCCATTCCATGTCTCTATTTGCTTAATGTCACTTCCGTTACGGGGTCTTCAACTCTCAACACCGTAGAGAACGTTACCACATCTCCCTCGTCGTCGCGGTGCAGGTCTGCGTCGTCGGACACCTTCTTGAGGCGGATGTGTCTTCTTCCCACCTTAGTCCAGTCGCAGTACATCTTCATTTTCATGCCGCTACCGTCGCGTCCGCTCAGGTAGTTCAGAAACTTTCTTATTACTGCGTTAGCTGAAAACTTGTCACCCTTGCAGCACCATTTCACGGTCATGTCGTATGCCGAGAATTTAAGGCTGTCGCCGAGATATGAGTCTTCTCCATCCTCGTCTTTCCAGTCCTTTACTACAGGCTCCTTGACCTCCATGCCGATGTCGAACGGTATGGAGGCGCACCACACGTCGAAGTCAGCTACGGTCTCTTTTACCACCGCTCCAGTCTGCTCTTTTTGTATGAAGACATTGTAGTGTTGCATAAATATACGTAATTTTCTCCAAAAATAATAAAAAGCGGATAATTATACAAATTAATATATAACTATCCGCGTTTTTAACAATAAATATCCACTTTATTAGCTGATATAGAGCTTTTTTCTGCCGCTTGTAGACACTGCGTTCATCCAATCCATCATCCGATCGAGCTTCTCGTTACGGGCCTCCGCAAGCATGACAATCTGCGTGAGCTGCCCGAGCTGCGCTTTCTGTATCTGGCCCATTTCGGGAAGACGCATCTTCAAGAGTTCTCCGATGTCCTTGACCTGGGCGCGGTTAACACTCACGTCAAGACGGATGGCGTTGACGTAACTTGCGAGAATATCCGCGGTTTCCTCCGTGATGTTCTTGATGCCATTGGTCACACTTCCATCGCCGGTTGCCGAAAGGTCAAGACCTCTGTCTTTCAGGCTCTCCAGTATCGCCGTGATGTTGTACACCGCGTCGTCCGTCTGCTTGTAGAGTTCATCAGCAACGTTCACGACATCCTCGGTTTTAAGTCTGCCTTTCTGCTCGATGGTTGTTGTGAGCGCTTCAAGCGGACCTTCAAGAGCCTTTTCCATGATTTTCTGTGACAGAATATTCTTGGTAAGGTCTTTGACCATATCCCTGGCCTTTTTCTTGTAGGCACCAATGGCGTCCTCGCCTTTTTCCCATGCGCTTACAACTGCGTCGGTCAGCTGGCTCGCCCACGACTTCATGTCTACGCCGTAGATGTCCTTGAGGAAGTCGGTTGCAAGCTGCTTGATGGTTGTTTCCATCTCCTCGATTTCCTGCTTGTAGTCGGCAATCTTGTCCTTGTCCTTCTTCTTCTTGCCCTGCTCGGCGTTGAGCTGTCGTTGCATTTCGTCCTTCTGCGCCATGAGGGAAGCCTGCTCCGCAAGGAAAGCGTTGTCGGGTTCGGCAAGCGACTTCTTGGCTGCGTTGTAGGTGTCACTTGTGTACGGGCCGTTGTAGCCGATAAGCACGCCTGACTTCTGGAGTTTCAGACCCTTCTCGTAGTTGTCCGTTACTTTCTTGAGTGTCGCCTTCGTGTCCTTATCCATCTCGTATGAATAGACACCGCCAAGGGTGTTTTCAATCGTCGTCTTTACATCGTTGCGCAAGTGCTCAAGTTCCGTAATGTTACGCTCCGCGAGCTTTATCTGGCGTTCCTGCTTTGCGTCAAGCGCCGCAGCGAAAGCCTTGAACGGAGAGGTAAAGATGCCGACTACACCCTGAATGACGCCGCCGACATTGCCTGACATAGCGCTTGTCGCGATGGAAGAGATAGAATTGGAAATGCCGTTGAGGGAGTCAAAGAACGCCGTTGCGTCCTGCCATGCGTTACTCTCCGTATCTACGCCGAGTGCGCTTGCCGTGTCCTTAATGTCGTTGAACGCAGCTACAACACCTTGAATATTGGCGTTTATTTTGTCAGCCGCTACGCTTACCGCAGACATGGCTTTCTTGAACTTGTTCGCAGCCTTCGCTTCCTCCTGTCCTTCCTTAATCTTATTCTCTCCCTCTTTTGCCTTCTTCTTGCCTTCCTGCACTTCCGCAGTAGCTTTCGCAACGCCGTCCCAATCACTGTTTTTCAGCGCGTCCAGCAGTCTTGTCGTAGCCTCCTGCGCAAGTCTTTCACCCTCCTGCTTCAATGCTGCGCCCGCGGTGATTTTCTCGTTGGCGTTCTGAACGCGCTGTTCTGCAACGCCGCTCAAACCTGCATTGAAGAAGTTCTTCTTGCCGCTTGAGAGTTTATTCAACTGCTCGTCAAGCTGCTGTATCTGCTTGCCGTACTCGCGAGCATCAATAGTTCCGTCAGCAAGTGCCTGATTGATGTTTTCGCGTATCTGCGAAGCGATTTCGGATGCCCTGTCCATGCCGAGCTGCGACACCGCTCCGAAGAACGTGATATAGTCGCTGCTCTTGTTGAAGGCTTCCGTTTTAGCGGAGTTCACTTCCTTGTCACGCTGGCGCGTGTAACGATATGCAAGCCCGTTATCGCCCGCCTCCTTTGCTTGTGCAATCGGAGTTTCGTACTTGGCGTAGATGGTGGCCATCTTCTCCTGCGTGCTCGCTGTCTGTGCGATGATGTCCGCAGCCTGCTGCAAGCTCTTGACATAATTATCCTTTACCAAGGTCGTTATCTTCTGCCAAGCCTCAAGAGCGAGAGGCGTGTCCTTATACAGGACCTTCGCGTCGGCTTCGGTCATTCCGAGGTTGACATCGTAGCCGAAGTTCTTCTTGAAGTCCTCCGCCATCTTTCTTGTCTGCTCATCCCATACCGCGCCGTCCTGAAAGGCGAGCTTGGCGAAGTCCAGACTGCCTGTCTTCTCGTACAGTTCCTTCTGCAAGTTCGCCTGCTTCACGCCTTTCTCCAGGGCCTCCTTGAAGTTTGAAGCAACTCGTTCCCATTCGGGTTTCAGTTCCTCGGAGAAGCGCCACTCAAAGTTCTCCTTGTCGAGCTGCGTTCTGAATTTCTTTCTGTCATTCGTCTTGTCGAAGTTGAAACCGTCTTTCAGTCGGGCGATGCTGCCGGAATAATTGTCGAGGTCAATCTTCTTCCAGTCCAAGTCCTTATACAGACCGAATACCTCGTTCTTTGCCTTCGCACGGCTCATGCCAGCCTCTTTCCTCAACTTCTGGTAAGCCTGTCTCGCAGCCTTGAAGTCCTCAAGCTGTCTTTTCAGCTCATCAAGCTCCTTATCCTTCTTGTCGCCCTTGTTCTTCGGAACCTTATTGGATTTCTTGTCCTCGGGGATAAAATTGTACCCGAAGCCTTGCAGAACCGCCTTGTGCAATGTGTCATAATCCTTCTTGGCTTCCGCGATGTCCGTCTTTGAGGCTCCACCTTCCTGACGTGACTGCATTTCATTATAAAGGTCTTGCAAAGCTGACTGGGCGTTGTTCTTGGTCTTGTACCATGATCCTTCTGCGATATAGCTTGATATGAGGTCATAAGCCTTCTGGTTGCCTCTCAGATTTTCAAAGACACGCTCCTGCATAACGGTTTTTCCAGTCACCGAGTTTTTATTGCCGCTCGGCTTAAATTCGAAGCCCGTAAGTTCTTCGAGCTTTTTCTTGATTTGCGGCACAAGCCATGTAGCTTCATTCATTATTTGCAGAAGCATGTTTCGGAACCGTTCAGGATTGCGATTACACCAATTTTTGAAGTCATTGCCATACAGACCGAGGTGTTTTCTTATCACACCAAGTATCTTCGGAACGTCATCATTGGCAATCTCGTTGATGTTCGACGTGACATCGTCCGCCTTGTTGCCAAGAACTTTTATAGAAAAGCCAATATTTTTATTCCACTTCACCATATTGTCCTTGAACACCGCCCATTTCCGTCCGCCCTCATCCGCCAGTATGCGTATCTTGTCCTCAAGCGTCTTGCCTGCTCCAGCGGCGCCAAGGATGGCGCTTGCAACGCTATCCATCTTTGATTTTGTCACTTCGTCAAATGCCGACAATTTCAGTTGGTACGCATCGGTGGAGTGCTGCAAGTCCTTCAAGTTCTCCTCAATGGTGTCGTTGAACGGATTTCCCGATTTCCAGCCACCCGTAGAACCTATTGCGTCTGCAATCACGCCAGCATCGCCCGACGCTACGTTCTTCGCGTTCTCGACACCCTTTCGAAGGATGTTATACTGCTCATTGAGGTCTTTCGCCTTTTTAATCTGTTCGTCAATAGTCTTCGTGTAGGCGTCGCTCTTTATAAGCAACTGCTTCATGCTGTCAATTTGCTTTTTCAGCTCCGTGTCCGTTGTGCCCTTCTTTGCGCCCAGGGCATCATAGTAGTCCTTCATCCAGTCAGAATCTGGAGCCTGCAAGCTCTCCGCCTTCTCCTTTATCGCGCTGAACTCGTTGTAGATGCTCGATATAACCTGCGTGACAGCCATAATTGTCAGTCCGACCCAGCCGCCCACAAAGCTCAACATGCCTTTCAGCTTCGAGCCGGTCATATTCATTACAGCAGCCATTGTACCGCCTTTCAGAATTATCTCTCCCTGTCTTGCGGTTATCTGACCCATAATGACAAGCTGGTCAATTAACTCTTTTGTGATGAGACCTTCCTTAACGGCTTTTTGCATCTGTAATATAGACAACTTACCCTCCAGTGCAAGTCTGCCCATTACCGCCTGTTGCGTCTGCACATCGGCGAGCCAATAGGCTCTTTTCTGAACGTTCTGCGTCGCTATTTCCTGCGTTATCTTTCTTTCGAGAACGAGCTGCTGCTGTTCTATGGCGTAATTGCGGAGCTGTATCTTGGCCTGGTCGTTCAAATTCCTGCCGATTGAACCAATACCCAAGCGCGAAGAAGCAAGCCCAAACAGCTTCTTTGACAGGAACACGCTCGCAAATGTCAATAGGGCAGGGCTTAACTTGTCTATCGTCAGAAGCAAATCCGTAGCGCCTTTTATCGCGAACATAAAGGTGCCGCCGATGACGTTCTTGCCCTCCGCGAACCTACTGAGCATGATTTCCCATGCGTCCTTCAACTTGTTCCACTGACCCAGAAGAGTTTCACTCAACACCAGCTGCATATTGTAGAACTGACCTCCCTCGTCTGTCATCTTCCACAATACCTTCTGAACATCCTCGAAGCTGACCTGACGCTTGGAAATCATCTCCTTGACATCGCTCTGCTTGTAGTTGGTCTTGTTGTTCTTACCCTCAGAGTTGTACAATTCAGTTATCTTCTGCAACAGAGGCAAGCCTGCGTATGCAAACTGACGCAACTCCTTACCATCAAGCCATGAACGCGCCTTTACCTGGCCGTATGCCAAGCCCAATCGCTCGAAGCTGACTCCAAGACCTGACGCAATATCCGCAAGTCGCTTGGTTGTGTCATACAAAGAATCGGCTTCCACTCCGAAAGCTGCGAGCTGCTTGACATCTCGATTCAACTCGCCGAACTTGAACGGAGAACGCAATGCAAGCTCCTGCGTCTGCGCAAAAAGCTCATCCGCTTTTGTGGCATCACCCAAAATGGAGCGCAAAGCTATATGCTGCTGTACAATCTCGCCGCCCGTCTGCACAATAGCGTTGAAAAGCGACTGCGCACCGTACACAATACCGCCCTGCAAAAAGAGAGACTTTATGTCATTCAGCGTGCCGTGCATCTTGCTCGCCTCTGCATTTGCGCCCGCAAGAGCTGCCGCCAAGTCGCTACGCACCTTTGCCGCTGACTTCGCTATCTCCTGCTGGCGCTCACGCTCCAAGTCGATACCCCTGCGTATGCCTTTGTTTATAGCCTCCTGTGCCGCTGCGTTCGTTGCTTTCTGGTCTTGCAGCACTCGTCCCGCCAGCATTGTGTCGTGACCTGCACCGACACTTCCTATACGGCCAACGTCACTCATACTGCCAGCTTTAAGCTCACGGTGCATTATTTTAAGATAGCGCATAATGTTGATAAGACGATGTATCTCAGCCTCCGCTTTGCTCACGTCGGCTCCCAACGATATACCGCGGCTAAACTCACGTCTCAACGCCCGCACCTTATTGCCAAGCGAGTCGTAACGAGCCTCCGTAGCCTTTATTTCAGATAATCTCTGCTTGTTGTCGCGTGCTTCCTGTCTTTCGTTCTTCCTGTCCTGCTTTTTGTTAGCTCTCGTAATGGCATTGTTCAGCTTGTCCTGCTCCGACTTGGCGTTGCCGATTTCGTTTTTGAGTATCTTGTACTCTGAAACCAGTTCCGCCACCGCATTCTTGCTGCCAATGTCGGCATTGTTGAACTTGTCGCGCATTTCCGTCAGTCGCGAAATGGCAATTTCCGCTCTTGACGTGTCGGCACCGACCTTAATGCCTTGTCTGGCAGAGTCGTTGAGTTCGCGTATCTTTCTGTTCACCTCGCTTATAAGCTCCTGCAAGCGTCTGTATCTCGCCTCCATTGTTTCGAGGTTGCGGTCGGTTGCTTTCGCGCTCTGATTGGCACCGCTTTGGTCTTTCAGAGTCCTATTCACTCTTTCTTTCCAAAGTTGAAGCTCGTTAAGAGCATCGCCGAATCCTTTGTTTAGCAACTGCTTGCCCGAGAAGCTCTCAATAGTAGTCTTTATTCGTTCTATCTCGCCGCGTACCGCCGTAAGTTTTGAAGTATCCGTGCCAATTTCAAGACTCTTACCCTTTAGTTTGTCGATATTGCCGAGAATGGTGTTTATCTGCTCAACAGCCAACTTTTGTTTACTGAGGGCCGAGTCTACGGAAGCTGTCTCGCTTGCGGTTCTCTTGTATTCCTGAACCTTGCCAGTGGCTTTCGTGTATGCGAAGGCTATATCAGACAGTAGGGACTTGACTTTCGCGCCGTTAGCCAAGAGATTATCGTCAGCAAGCATGGTTTCCATTCTTCGCTTGACACCGCGCAGCGTATTTCCGCCAGAGAGTAGCGCTGTGGTGTCTATTCTATTACGTATACCCCTTGATTGCAGGCTTTGAATTTCAGCAAGTTTGTTTTTTGTCGTTTCAAGCTCCCTGTTTAGTCTTGCAGCGTTATTCTTTGATGCGGACAGCGTATTCTCCTTGTCAAAAGCCTTTTCTATTTGTCTTACGTCAGTGATTAGGTTTCTGAACTTTGCGTTATAGGCAGACATAAATGCGTTATCAACACCGCCCGCCGTCTTTCCTGCTTGCAAGTTTATAAGCTCATTACGGAAGTCCATAAGAGCTTTCTTTGCACGGTCAAGTTCGCCGGTATTAATGCCAGCATTGACATTCTTAATGCCGCTAATTTTGTTGAGTTCGATATTGACCTTCTGAAGAAGATGGAGATAGTTGAGGGCGTTCGACAACTGTTCTTTCATTTCCTTCTTCTTCTTTGGGTCTTGCTCTTTATTAATGCTAAGATTTAACGAATTAATCATGCCCTCAAGTCTCTGAACGTCTTTCAACATGCTATTCAAAGCCTTGTGGGAATTATCCTTTATTCCGAGCTGGAACCACAAATCGCCTAAATTTCCGCTTGCCATATCCTGAAATATTTATCGTTTAGATTTTGTTGTTTAAATAATCGGAAAGGCTAATCTTCTTGCCAACAAGACTGCCCTCCTTCTCCTTCTTCTTTACCCAGTTATCCCAAAGGTCGTCCATCTCCTTTGCGGTGTGCTTGACACTACCGTCGGGGTTGCGCTTCTTGTCTTTCTTGTACACAATAATGGGCTGGTCTGCAACCATGAGGTCGATCTGTGCCGAAGTGTAGCCCCACCAGTAGTCGTATGCCTTGATGCCGTAGCGCGTGGCAAAGAGGAACGGGAACTTTTCGGCTAACGAGAAGGCTGCTCCCCAGCTTGTCCTGCTCGGGTAGCTTTCACTTCTTTCTTCGTCATCGTCATCGCCAGATCCGTCATCCCTGTCGCTAATATGGTAGTCAGCGAGCACACTACCAATGGTACTTTTTTTTTAGCTGCGTCAACAACTCTCAAGACCTCGATGGCATCCAAGTCCTTGATATAGTACAACCAACGCCAGTAAGCCCAGTAGAAGAAGCGCAGCTTCCAAAAATTATTAAGAAGAACGATGGCGCACAGCTTTACGCCGCGCTTCCACTCGTCTTCCTCATTCGCTGTGACGTGCGAAAACTTTCTTATCGAACCTCGTTTAAGCCAACCGATTTTGCGCTTCCTGCCCATGAACACAACCGCTTCGGGTTCCGCCTCCAATACGCTGTCAAGAGCTTTCTGCAACTCGTCGCTGGGCTGTTCTATCTTCTTTTCTTCCATGTTGTTTTCTTGATGTTAAGTCTTGTAAAAACAAAAGCGGAAAACTGCGACCCTTGATAAGTCCGCCGCTTTCCGCTTCATATCCGATTGCGTTACGCCGCTTTTTGCTTTAAGCTGCTGCCTTTGTAAGCCAAGCGATGCTCTTCTTGCCAGCACCCTCGATAGAACCCGAGAACTTGAACGCAACAGGCTTGGTGCCAGTGTCGTCCCACTGCAAGGTGGCGTAGAGGGCGATGTTGGTGATGACCATGACGTTTGTCTTGGTATCGTCAACGATTGCGATTGTGCCCTGAATCTTGAACTTCTTAGGCTCAAGAGCAACGCCGGTAAAGCCAGTTGCCGCGTCGAGGTCTGTATCGCCGGTCTTCAAAGTAACCTTTGTAAGGTCGCTCACCGCATCGTTGCCGAACATCGCAGCGAGCAAATCCTTCGCCTTTGACGGAACAACGAACTCAACGTTGAAGTCGCCAAGCTCGGAGGTTGTCGCCCAGTCGCCTGCAAGACCGATAACCTTGTAGTGGTTGATAGTCGGGTCTTCCATTGTCGCCTTCAGTGAGTCAACCTCAACAGGCAGTTCGAGGTCTGCTGTAATGTCGAGAGTAACCTTGCTGAGGTCTGTGATTGCCTTAGCGTACAAAAGTGTCTTAGGGCCTACAAAGATGTCCTTCAACTCTTCGATTTTCTTCATTGCCATAATTCAAAACTTTTTAGTTAAACCTTAATTTTTGTGTTTATTTGGTTCTTAACAAACCTTGCACTATCGTTACCGAAAAACCGTCGCCGTCGTCCGTTTGCAGAGTGACGCGAGGCTTGGTCACGATGATGTTGTCTGTTGAGATTGGAAACTTTGTCATTACCGCACCGACCTTCTCGGATACCGCAGACACGTTTAACGTATTGGGGTTCCTGGCGGATGTCTTGTCACGGACATATATCTCTATCTGCGCGGTAGTCGTATAGTCGTTGAAACTGCCGTCGTCGTTCATCTCATTGTTATAGATGCTCGACGGGAAAGACACAACGATATAGCTGTCGGGCCTGTCGCAGACAGACTTCGGGCGGTTTCTTGGATAAACCTTGTCACAGATGCCTTTTACGGCATTGCCGACATCGTAGTATAGTGTCTTTATGCTTATCATATATAGCAAATTTTTTCAATCTGCGGCATGGCGTCGCGTACACTGGTCAAGACATCGTGCCCCATCTTGTCTTGCACATAGTCCGCGTAAACCATTGGCGCAACGACAATAAGAGAGTATGTGTCCCTTTTCCACGGTTTCACCGACTTCAATTTCTGAATAGCAGCTTGTCTTCCATCAACACGTCCGGGACCGATATTGCCTATATACTTGCCGGGTTCTCCACTCTTGGTCGGGAAGATTGGTACATCATCCCACCATCGTGTTACAGACAATTTTTCTCCGGGACTGAGAGATACTCTTACTGGCTTTTCTATCCCCATGTCCGCAGCACCAACAACCCTAACAAGTTCGCCTCTGTAGTAAATACCGACAGCAAACGAGTTTATGAGGTTTCCTGTAACAGAAATGAAATCTCTTTCAGCATACGCTGTCCTTAACACCTCTGTGGCCATCTTCTCCATGTTTTCGAGCATCATCTCTTTTGTGTACTCTTTCACATTTCTGAAAAGACGGAAAAAGAGCTGGTCTGAATATTTGCCGTGAACTGATTTTAAAACCGCCATACGCTAAACCCTTGTAAAGTCCCAATAAACAACAGTTCTATTATTGTCAGGCTCGCAGTCCTTCACCATTCCGACCTCGGTGTTGTTGCCGACCGTTGCGTAAATCATGTCGCCATCAAGAGGACATCTGCCGGCATCCCATTCGTCATATCTGACAGGAATTGATGCCTTCCTCTTGTTCTCGTCAACATTCTTGCCGCCCTCGGTAGTCGTATCGGTATAGCTGCGGCCCTCGCCTTCGTAGATTACAATCTCCGTATCCTCGCCGACCTTTGCGTCGTCATCCGCGAACGGGTCGTTCTCGTCCGCCTTGCCGACAAGCACCCTGACGATTTTTATCGTGTGAGGGTATCTCGGGTTCCTGATATTTGCCTTTCTCATACTTCCTTATTTTATAATGTGAGGAAGCGGGCATCCGAACGCCGAAATGTCGGCACGCTTCACGCCATGAGAGGTTATTCTGAACGACGACTTCTTCTTTAACATCGAACTTGGCTCAAGCTTCGCATAGATTGCGTTGGCTTCCGCCTTGAGTTCCGCACGGTCACGCTCGGATATTTCAAAACCACCTTCCGTATGGCTCCATCCGTTATCAGAGTCGGAAGTGTTGTTCATCTTGCTCGGGCCGAGAACAAGCCATTTGAGAATGTCGGCATAAGCAAGGCGAACATCGGCGGGATTGGCGTCTACATACGCCATGTTTCCGTCCAGCGCTCTTTCGATAAGGATTGTACGCACCGTGTCCTCGGGTATGCTGAAACGTACCTTGCTGAACAGTGCGTCCTCCAGTGTGTGAATCTTGTTGCCTTTATCCATAATGCCTATTCTGTCGTTAAATTCAGAGATTGTTTACGCTATCCGTCCAAGTGCAGCCGATTGCAGCTACAGGAGGACGGATAGCTTTTGTGTTTAGGCAGCTACGCCTTCGCCCTTCTTGGTGATGTCGATAATCCAACGGTACGGGAAGTCGAGCATCGCCGGTACTGCGGCAAACATGAGGTCTGTATGCCACTCCAGGTAGTCACCGTTCGGGATGGTAGAGTTACAGAGCAGGCCGAGGCCGTTGTTTGTCTGTGCGAACACCTTCTGGATGATGTTGTTGCCATACTTCTCAAACATCGGCTTGTCTGACACTCTCTTGCGCTCGTACTCGAAAGCATTACCGGCAGGACGGAGAACGACGATGTTGTCATCCCAGCCCTTAACCTTGACAACCGAGCCGTCGAACTTGAGGTTGCGCTCCTCCTCGTCGACAATCTCGATGCGTGAGATACCCTGGATGTCGGCGAACGCCTTGAGGAACATCTCTGTGTTCACGCCGTAGTCCTCAACATAAGCAACATAGTGGGCCTTACACCAGTTGATGTACAGCTCCTTAATCTGCTTGTTACCAAGGAAGGTGTTGTAGAAGGTGTCGTAGGTCATCTGCCATACGAGGGCAAGGCGGTTCTGACCGAACTCCTTGCGCCACTCGCTCTCAATCTTGCGCATCTGTTCGAGGATGTTGCAGTCAACGTTAGCCCATTCGAGCTTGCCGCACTTTCTGAAATTCTCCTTCGGGATTGGCACCTTGTGAAGCGGAATCTGAATACCGCGGGCGATGCCTGTATAGTCAAGCTCGCCGGTTGTAGCCAGCTTTGCCACCATGTAGTTCATGGTCATGTCGAGAGAGTCCATCAACTCCTGGGTGTCATTGCGCCACTGCTTTACGAGGTCGCGGTCGTTACCAAACTCCTCAAACTGCTTCTCGCGGTAGTTGCGCTCCTCTGCGGTTTCCTTGAAGCCGTCGGTAATGAAGTCGGGAATAGTGGCAGAATAAGATACCAATGCGCCCTTGTCCTTCTGGAACGAACCTGCGAGCGGAGCACGGAGGTTGGCGAGCGTTGCAGCGTGCAAAGCGGATGCCTCCACTGAGAATGTAGCCACGCCCTTATGGTTGGTAGGCGTGAGGTCGGGCGCGATAGTACCCTGCGTGAGATACCAGCCGTAGTTTACATGGAAGATGTCCTTCTTGTCGATAAACTTCTGCAAGTATCTTGTATTCTCGGGGTCGCTGAAGAAACGCGCCTTTCGGGAATTATTAAAATCAAACTTTGGCATATCTTTTCGTTTTTGTGTTGTATGTTTTTCCGATTAGTTCTCTGCGTACCACCACTCTGCGTAGCGGCTCTTGTTCATCGCCTCTACAGCCGGCGGGATCGGACTCATGCGTGACTTCCACATAACCACGTCAGTGCCGAGCAGACAGAAGTCGTTGAGGTAGCGCGGAGCATAGAACTTGTCACTGCCGTCAAGTGTATGGAACGGCATATCAACGTCGCATGGAGCGAAGCAGTTCGGATTTGTAACCATAGCAGAAACAGTTGCGCCTGCCTTTTCCGCCTCCACGAGAACCGTACCGACGGTAAGGGAACCGAGAGTTTCTGCGAGTGTAACCTTCCAAACATCCTTGCCGTCCTGCACGTCATTTTCAACCGCAGTAACGAGCACACCCTTACCCTTTGTCTTGAAGTCCTTCGGGCCAACCATGAGATTGTCACCCACAAACGGAATGTGGTGATAGCCGTCGCGTGTGATGTAGATGGCTGTATCCGTAGCAGCGGTGGTAGCCTTAGCCACCTCATAGCTCTTGAGCACCTTGATTGTGCCGCCGCTGTTGTCCGCAAAGCCGAGGCTGTGCTCGATGAGGTCGCCGGCATAAATCTTGGCTGGGCCAGGGAACGGGTTTTTCAGGACACCGCCAATCGGAGGGCGACGGAACGCTTCCTTAACGGCACCAGGCAGGTCAACAAACACATGACGCTGACCACCGATAGTCATTTCTGACTGCAAGATTACGGCGCCGGTAGCATTGACTGCACCCTGCGCCATCATCTGTCCGTAGTAATCCTTGTTGTTATCCATAACTTTTTACCTTAAAAATTAAAATGTTTACTTTTCTTTCGGTTCGATGATGTCATCCCACTCGTCGTCACGGATTGTCTTGCCGCCGCCAGAAGAAGAGCCGCTGCCCTTGTGCGGTATCGCGGTGTTGCCTGTAGCACGCTTGAAGTCGGTAGTGTAAATACCCTCTGCCTTTGAAACCAGGTCGATTACATCGGCATCCTTGTCGGGAATTTCAAGTTTGGAGATTGCTGTGTCGAGAAAGAAATCGTTAAGTTCGAGCTTTGCCTTGTCAAACTTATCCTTCAAGCCCTTTCTGACCGCTTCGATTGTAGCGGCTCTTGATGCCTTCTTGTCGCGCTCCTCGTTAGCCTTTTCGAGGGCTTCGAGCTTTGCGAGCAGCTTGTCGTACTTGTCATCAGGCTTGCCTTCCTCTTCCTTCTTGCCGTTGCGCTCCTCCTCTTCCTTCTTCTTGCGTTCAGCTTCCTCTCTGCTTTTCTTAATCTCGTCAGAGACATTCTTGTGCAGATTGCCGTCCATGCGCTTGAGTCGGTTTGCCACCTTGGTAACTATCTTGGCGTTCGCAGCCTCGTCGTCACCAAATTCGTCCAGTACATCATTAAGTTCTTCGTTAATGGTCTTCTGGCTAAGTGCTTTGAACTTGGTGGTATCAACCTCCTTGTTCACCAATGAAAGCAGTTCTTCTACTGTCATATATAAAAGTTTTTGTGTTGGTTTTCGGTAGTTCTTCTACCATTAATGTATAAATATACGTTTTTCTTTCGCAAAAATATGAATAAATATACAATTAACCAAATATTTTCGATATATTTGCATAAATATTTTGTATATATATGCAGAAAAGTTGTTTTTCAGGGTTGAAATTGGATAACGGAGAGCCTGTTTACACTCAAGAGTACATTCAATCACTAAGAGATAAAGACAAGAAGCATCCCGACAGGTTGAAGATTATCGCTCAACGTGGCGGACAGGAGCGTATGCTTGCCATTGATGCTGATATTAAGATAGTCGGAGGCTCGCGAGGAGGTAGTAAGAGTTTTAGTTCTCTCATGGAGGTGTTGAAAGACATCAAGAACCCTGACTTCCATGCAACAATCCTGCGTAACGAGAAGGATGACCTTCAGTCGCTTGTAACGGACTCGTACAAGCTCTTCTCGCAGTTCGGCACATACAACAAGTCGCAGAATGATATGACATGGAACTTCACCAACGGAGGATGGCTAAAATTCTCATACTACGCAGGCTCGTACCAGGACTTCAAGACCCGCTTTCAGGGCCGTCAGTTCGCATACGTGTGCATCGACGAGGGAACCCAGTGTCCGTACAAGAAGTTCAAGTATCTGCTTACCAACAACCGTAACGCCTCGCAAATCCGCAACCGCTTCTGGATAACGTGCAACCCTGATCCTGAGTCGTGGGTGCGCAAATTCATAGACTGGTGGGTAGACGAGGACGGATACATTATCCCCGAGCGTGACGGAGTCATACGCTACTGCTTCATGGACGGAGATACGCCGGACTCAATCTATTGGGGAGACACACGAGAAGAAGTCTACGAACAATGCAGCGGCATCATTGACAAGCTATGGAAGGACAGCTATGCTGAACTCGGATATACCAAGCTCGAAATGTTCATCAAATCCGCCACGTTCATTCGTGCCGACGTATCGGAAAACATCAAACTTATCTCTACCGACGCGTCATATCTCGCCAACCTCGCGCAGCAGGACGAGGAGCAGCGTATGCGCGACCTCGAAGCCAACTGGAACTGGAAGTCCGCAGGCGACGACATGATAAAGATGGCAGACCTCGAAGAAATATTCGACAATGCCGTACAGGTCGGAGATGGAGTGCGGCGCGCGTCCGCCGACATTGCCTTCACCGGCGGCGACAACTTTGTGATGTGGCTGTGGGAGGGATGGCATTGCAAAGACCTTGTAGTAATGCGCATCGACTCCCAAACGCTCGTATCTGCGGTGCAGGCGAAGCTGCGTGAATGGGGAGTGGAGGAGTGTAACTTCACTTACGACTTGCAGGGTATCGGCCAGTATTTCAAAGGCTTCTTTGCCGATGCCGTACCATTCAATAACCAGGCGACTCCTATTCCTGCCAATCGCCAAGAAGAGAAAGGAATCAAGTACTTATACAAGGACTTAAAGTCTCAATGCGCTTGGTTATTCTACAAGATGGTGAAAGAGAAGAAAATATCCATCGACTCGCAGCTGTTGGAACGAAAGTATTCGGGTGACGGATTCGATAAAGTCCCCCTCAGACAAATTCTCCAAAAGGAGCGAAAGATGCTCCGACGTGACGAGGACGGAGATGATAGGGGATTCAAACTTATGCCCAAAAAAAAGGCAAAGAAATATGTGGGCCATTCGCCTGACTTCTTCGAGTCGTGGCTGTACATAATGATTTTCAGCTTAACTAAAAAGAAACACAAAAAGATAAAAGGACTATGGATGCTTTAAACAATGTAAAAGACGTGCGGGAGCTGCTCGTCCGAAAGCCGTTTTACGAAGTGACCCCGAAGGGTTATATGAAACACGGAATTATCGACCGTGAGTTTTCCGAGAATGAAGACCCTTGTATGCCTGCGGATGTGCTGTATCGCAACATCAAAACACAGCAGGACTTCCTGCGCGAGTTCTATCCGTCAGGACACAGGATTTGCGACCCGCAGCAATATCCCGACATCTGGAAGAAGAACCCGGAAACGGGACTTTGGTGCGTGCAGAAAATTCAGCGCACTGCGTTTGCCTTTCAGCAGGTTATTTACACCAAGCACGTTCTTCATGTGACTGGCAATGACATTCAGTTCGAGCTTGCGGAGGGAACCGAAGAAGGTAGCGAAGAGAAACTACAAGAACTGCTCACGAAATACAAGAAGGGCTGGCTCATGCACGATATGGAGGTACGCTTTTTCGAGGCGGTATCCGCATATATGAAGGTTGCAGACTGTGCCATTGTAGGCTATTTCGACGGCGACGGCAAATTCGGAACGAGAACGCTCTCGTTCGACCGTGGCGACACGCTGTTTCCGAGATACGACCCGCTTACCGGCGAACTGATTGCGTTTGCACGCAAGTATGTGGACTACGACGAGGAAGGAGAGGAGCGCATCGAGTGGGTTGAAGCATGGGATAAGGAAAAGTTCTTCCGCTTCAAGAAGGATTTGTCTGGAGGAGCTGCGAGAAATGCCATTAGAAAGGTCGCGTCTATCTTCGGTGCGTCCGAATATGTCTGCGTAGAAGAGAAACGACACGGCTTCCCGTTCATACCTGTAGCATACGCCCGTAACGAGGACGGCCCTTGCTGGTCTGCCGTACAGCGCAATATTGAGGATTATGAGGAGGCGTTCTCGTATCTCTGCGAGAACAACAAGGCGTATGCCTTCCCGATACTCACGCTTACAGGAGAGGGCGATGAGATAGAGATAAAGGGAGATACCAACGGCGCTGCTAAGACGATTATGATTACCGACACGGACGGCAAGGCGGAGTTCCTCAACGGCACGGACGCGTCAAACGCCTTCGCTACACAGCTCAACAAGTCTTATGACCTCATCTACGAGCTTTCGTTTACCGTAAAGCCGCCCGAACTCAAATCGGGAGACCTGCCGGGCGTTGCAATCAAGCTGCTGTATTCTCCGGCCCTCGAAGCTGCCATGAACGACGCGCAGAGATTGCAGCCATTCCTCGACCAGTTGGTGCGTATAACTAAGTTTGGCATCGGAACGGAGAACAACTGCATGGCCTCAATGGTCGCACTGCCGGTCAATGCGTGGATTGAGAGCTATATCCATCAGAACGACACTGAGCTTATCACCAACCTGGCCACTGCGGTTCAGAACAAATTCCTCTCGAAGCAGACTGCTTCTGAGCGCAATTCCAAGTTCTCGAAAAACGACGAGTTTACTCGTATCATGCGCGAGCAGAAAGAGGAAGACCAGCAGGACTTGCTCATCGACATCCAACGCCAGGAGGCGCAGGTCGAGAACAACATCGAGCAGGAGGAAGCGCTTGCAAAAATTAACAAACAGCAGTCGGGAAGCGATGTTAATACAGGTCGCGGAAAGAGAGGTAGGCCCAGAACCGTAGATACGGATCATTGGGGTAACAGAAAAGATGGCTCTGAACAAAATTGGGCGGACTGGAACAGTAAACATTAAAAAATACTGCATAAAAATACGAATAAATGGATAATGTGAATTTATGGAGTCACGAGAATACGCACTTAACAGAACCAAAGCGCAGATAGCCTGCGAGTCGCGCGTACAGAAGCGACTGTTTAAGGTTGCCCGTGAGATAGCGTCGCTCGCTTCCAAATACAGGAGGGGAGCGACACTGACAAACGAGAATGGGTTTATTGCGGCCTCGCAGCGCATTGCGTTAGGCGTTACTGACGGAATAGAAAGCGACATCGCCGTCTGTGCTAAGACCGCGTGCTCGGTATTGAACATCGGCACGAAGAACACGGAAGACTTCCTTGTGTCAAAGGTGTTCGGCAGGACATCAATGGAGCGAACCACCAGTTATCTGAAAAACTTTGCGGAGGACATGGTGCGTATGTGCAAGGCCGGCGTATTGATGAAATACACTGACTCACAGCTCATGTCCGCAATACGTACTGGATATAAAGACCCGTACACCACGTCCGTAATCACGAAGGCAAGAAAGGAGGATATAAACATCGCCACGCCTTCATACGGCAAGGGCGTATTTCATTCGGCGTATCAGAATATCGTCCGCAACGCGCGACAAATGGTCGCCGTCGCATGGGGCAGAGCCGAACAGCAGTACGGCAAGGAACATGGGGCGATAGGCTACTACATCTTTCGAGGAAGTTCGTATCCATGCGCGCACTGCGATGATGAGACGACGTATCTGCACCACTTCGGAGATCCGTTTCCACCGCTGCACTACCGGTGCTTTTGCTATGTTAAATTTGTTTACAAAAAAGAGGAGGAGTAATTATGTCAGAATACACATTGTCTGCCTATATGTACAAGTTGAAAAAGCAGTACAACATGGCGGATATTTCATATCTTATATATGCCGACCTGCGTGCGGCAGGGTGGGGTAAAGGCGACGCTTGGAATGTAGCTTTCCAAGGCCAGGGCCTAAACTGGGCCAAAGCTGAACTGCTTCGCGAGATTGAGAAGCTCGAAGCACTCGACTCAGTTCAGGCGCGCATTGCGGATGTACAGGGCACAAACTCGCCGAAGAACGACGAGATAACCGCGGAGGAACTTGCAAAGGAGACTTCAAAGGAATCCATTCTGCGCAAGCTGGTAGCTGCTGAAAAGAAAGCCAAGAAAGGCTCTCCTGACTGGCTGAAGATTGTGTCGCTTGAGGCGGACTATAACAAAATCAAGCAGGATGAGATAGATGTGGAGAACAATACTTGTCACTACTATTTACCAATCAACTATCCTACTTCGTGCAAAAATTGCCTTCTTTATAAAAACAAGAAAGATAAATAAATACAGGAATAGCCTCGCAGCAAAGAAATTACTGCAAGGCTATTCCTGTTTCTACTTGTACTTCTTGCCGGCAACCTTTTCAAGCGTTGCCACAAACGTTTCTTCAATCAAACTGTCATTGAAGGTCGGCAGAAAAACCTCTTCTGGAAGTGCCTTTCTTTCTGCCGTCTCCATGATGATACGCAGGCCCATTTCGAGAGCATACTTATCTTCGATGATTTTAATGATACACTCTTCCATAACTATCTCTGTTTACTCTTCTTTCTTTGCAGGCAGGTCGTCCTTGATAAAGCTGTATTCCTGCGTCTCTTCCGCACTCTTCATGTTGGATATGAGGAAGTGCTCCGCAAGGTCTGCTTCCGTGATGCCGTATGTCTCGTAGATAACTCCGCTTGGCGTGCGCTTCTTGTAGAACTTGCAGGAGTTCCACATCACTCTGCCAAACTTCTGCTGTGACGGTATCTCCTTTTCCTCAAGATTGTTATCCTCACAGAACTGTCTGAAGCTGTCATACAGCGTCTTGGCGTTTATCCAAACTGGTATCTCGCCCTTCGTTCCCTTGTCACAGCGTATCTCATACGCCTTGAGCCATGCCAGCACGGGCTGTGTGCCGAGATATGAAAGAATGAGCTGCTTGCGCGAACCTTCCGCAGACGGAAACTGAAACTTACGCTCTCTCAACATACGCTCGCCTTTAAGAACCCAGTTGAACACACCTGAAAGCTCCTCCTTGATAATCTCCGCAGCAAGACGAGGGTTCTGCTTCTCTTTCGGGATGGTAACGTCAAAGCTGACGTACTGCAAGCGTCTGATAAAGCCGAGCGTAACATCCTCGGGGAACGGAAGCTCGTTGAGATTGAAGATGAGGTATGGGAGACTCTTTGACTCCAGTACGTTCTCGCCCAGCTTTCTGTACGGTACAGGTTCGCCGCTTACAAGACGCTTAAACATACCTGTATTCTTGCGTCCGAACTTCTTCGGGTCGGAGTCGGAAGACCAGTTGAAGATAGCGTTACGGATAGGGTAGCGCCCTCTCATGCCCTCGTCACCGTCAGCGGTAAGCTCCGCATAGTCCATTTTTGATATGCGGTCTTTGCCGAACAGGGCGCACATAACCTCGAATATCACACTCTTTCCGTTTGCTCCGCTACCGATAAGCATAAGACACAGCTCTATCTTGTCGGACATCTTCCCCTCATACGGATTGTATGCGTCACCGCGCTGCACCAAGCCGAGACCCATGAACATCTGCAAGATGTCACGCGAGTCCTTGTCGGGCAGCACATCAAGCAGAAATCTCTCCCATTTCTTGCACTTCGCTTTCGGATCGAAGTTGTACGGATGATAGTAAGTCACATGATAATGCGGAGAGAATGGCATCGCCGTAGGAGCCACACGCGCAAGACCGAAGTCAACAACACCGTTGGCGAAAGCCACAACGTCGAACTGCGGAACAAGCACGTTGTAGTTCTTGATGGTGTCGATGAACGACTCCTTTCTGATTGTGGAACGACCGAGCACGGGTGCTATGAACAAGTCCTCCATAAGCAACTGGTAAGCCTGCTCCACAACAATCGGCTCCACCACCTCGTATATTTTTCCGTTGAACGTATAGAACGCTCCTGCAAAATATTTTACAGGGCAGTCCTTGGCAAGTTCCCTGATACTCTTGCAAAAGCCCACCAGGAGCCTGTTCCAGCTCTCGCTGTTCACCTTGCCCCAGTCGGTTCTGTACATACCGAAGCCGTACTTCGCGTCTGCACTCAACGCCTTCAACTGCCCGTACAGCGAATCTATCGCCTCACCACTACTTCTTTTCATTCTTCCTTCTCCTTGTGTTTTTCTCTAATTGTGACATCACCTCGCGTCTTTCTGACCCTGCCGCCGTGCAGATAGACGAAAGCCTTTGCACCCTCTTCGCAATACACTTCCACCTCCGCATTGTCGTACATGTTGATAAACGCTCTCGCAAGGCCGTTTACAAATACAGTCGCCTCGCAGTCATGCCTTACATATATATCGCCGCAGCTCTTGCCCGAATAGGAGAGTTCTGCGACACACTCTCCGTTGAGTATCACCGTCGGCTTGTCGGCTGCACGAACATTCTCGTCCACGTACACGCCGTGGTCGTGAATGACATCTCCGAACTCCTTCCGTATCACTTCGCATGACGGAAAGTTGTGTTCTATGCAGAAGTCAATGCCTCTGACAAACTTCTCGACAAGCTCGTCTTTCGACGTTCCGTCGGCCCATTCGTCAGTCCATTGCTGGCACAGACCCAAGCCGACCGCCTCCGACTTCATCTTAGCCGAAAGCTTCTCTGTCTTTCTGTCCGCCATATTTATTCCTTATCCTGCTTTGTGTTTCGTTCGATATACTCGCTCATGGCTTTCATCTTTGCGGTCTGGTACTCCGCATCACCGACAACGGTAGTATCAACGAACATGCCGGTAAAGATAGCCTCTGCGTTCTTGCCTTCCGTTCCGTGAGTGCGCCAATCGCCTTTCTCGTCACGAACCATGCCGAGCGCGTCGATTGCTTCGAACATCGTCGTGCCGATGCCAAACTCCACCTTCCATCCGCCGCCGACCGTTTCGACGCAAATGTACGGAAGCGAGCCTCGTGTCAGATGCTTGCGGACATCCTCACGGATACCTTCCTTGTCGCGGAGTTCCTTCAACTCCTGCTTACTTAGACTGCGCGACTTCTTTGTAACCACAAAATTGCCGCAATATAATTTTTTTCCAAAATCCATATCTATACTTATTTAGTTAAACAATGTTTTTATCCTCTCTAAAGGCACTTCCTTCGCCCGTATTCGCATATCAACGTTGCGTCGCACTTGTTATCGTCTACGTTCTTGCACTTGCTTGTACGTCTAAAATCTTCGGTCGGAAACAATCGTCTTGCGGCGTTGATGGATGTCGCCTTGTTGTCCGTGCTTTTCTTTCCGCAGTAACTCTTGATAACCTTATCGTGACTTATCCAAATCTCCTTCTGCCAAGTCTTCGGAGGTACAAGATGATAGGGTATCTCAAGCGCAATCAACAGACCCTGGAGCACTCCGAATGTTTCTCCGAACGAGAATGTGGACTTTGCTGACGAACCGAAGATGGCGTGTATTTCCTCCATACAGCACACGCAACTTTCCTCACACACCGTCTTGATGTTTTTCAGAAACAGCGCAATATCGTGATAATCGCGGTCCTGCAAGGAGCAATACTCACGCGTGCCGTCAGGGTGCATTACTGCTATGAAACCCTTTGAGCCAGGGTCTATGCCGATGTATGTCTTGTTTGCCATATTATTTTACTCCCGATGAATTAAAACCGTTGTCGCCACGCTTCTTGTCATTATTTTCTTTGTCATCATTTTCTTCTTTTTTGATGACACCGCTCACAAGTTCCGTGTTCGGTATTTCCACAATGCGCATCTGTGCTATCCTGGTGCCGGCTGGGATAATAATGTTCTTTGGCAGATAACTGCCTATTCCAAAGGTTTTTACGATTGCCGTCACCTCGCCGGTATAGCCGCTATCTATCAAGCCAAGTTTAACATCGGCATCAATTCGCACCTCTTTAGTAAATCCGTCTTCGTACAGTTGTTGGGCATACATTCCTATTGAGGACATGCCGCTTCTCGGTTGTATAACTGCTGCAAGGTGTTTGGGTAGTTGTATTTTGAAGCCGAGCGGTATTGCGTATCGATTCCAGTCGCTGATAATTGTGTCCTCTTTCGTGAATACATCATACGCCGCGTCGGCATCGTGTGCCTTTTCGGGCATCCTGCCGCCGCAAAGTTCTATTACTATCTTCTCTTTTTCCATTTTATTTTTGTTTATTATTTCTTACCGTTCCACTTTACAAACTCCTCACAAGCCTCATCTTCGCCCATAACGAACGTGTAGAGGTCTTTGGCGAGGCAATAGGGTGCGCTGTCTGCATCCTCGTCCGCGAACATCGCGCAGTCTTTGCATTTATAATGCTCCTTGCGTTCATCTCCTTTCTTTTTCATAATTCACGAATCAGCTTAGTTATACGCTTGTATTCCTTAATGATTGGAGCATCAAACCATTCTGTTTTAACGATATATGTTCTACCCTGTTTTATAACTCCAACGAGTTGGGCATTACCCCAGACTCCATACAAATCTATACGATACGCTCCCTTATCTGTAGCCACAAGATAATAGGTCTCTGTACCAAACGATTCTTTGTTACCAGACGTTTCTACGATTTTATCGACAGAGTAAACCGTAATAGTGTCGTACAACTTACGATTGCCTTCTTGGAATCTCTGGCTCCTGCTACACAATGCCAATAGCGACACCACCGCAACTAATGCAACTAATGCAACTAATAAAAACTTCTTCATACCTCAACTATTTTGCTATAAACATGTTATACTCTTTTGTCATTTTTTGTAATGTATTGAAACATGAAACTTATTACACGCAGGACACCTATAAACTACAGCTCCCATCGCTTTCAGCTTCGGGTTCTGCTCAAGAAACTCCCATGCCTCATCCTCGGTATCGTAGCCAACCTTCTGCTTCCACGAACTGCCCTTGCGAGTCCAATGTCTTGCGTCGGGATACAGGGTGGAGTAGGGTGCTTTGTTGCGGTATCTGTTTTTGCTCATTTTTATTATAATGTCAAATCAATGCCAAATTCCCTTTCAAGAAATTCCTTCCAGTTTGGCTTTCCAAACAGCGAGTTGTTTGCTTCCTGCCAGTCTTTTTCACGAAGGAAGAACACGTTACGAGTAAACCATTCGTAAATGTCGGCATATCGGTCTTGAACGTGTGAGTCGGGATGTGTGTCCCAAAACCGCTTGCCGGCGCGCAGATAACAGCGAGCCATGCGCGGTTTCTCCTTGAAGTACGCGATACGCTTGCGCTGTGAGGCGAGTGGGCAGCACATACAGCCCAGGCGTTTCGATACGTCGATTTGCCCCCCGAATTGTAGTAAATAGGTGCGAGCTTCAGCTTTCGGTCGATGATGAAGTCGCGCACGTCCTCGTCGGTCCATTCGAGGATAGGGTATATAGCTTCCACATGGTTTTCTTCCTTCTTCTCTCCGTAGTACCTACATTCTGTCGGCTCTTTGTATATTGCCGCTCTTTTTGAACTCTCGGCTTTTCGCACGCCAATAATCGCCTTGTTGCACACCTTGTATTCTTTCAGTTGTTCACAACAGAAGCGATAAAAACGCGAGGGGAGTCCTTTCTTTGCCACAAGGTTGAAGAATGAAATCTTAGGGCGCAGTATCTCCACGCCCATTTCTTTTACATGTGCAATTGTACCGGGCGGGTCAATCGTAGTGCTCTTGTGGATGGCGCGATACCTGATACCAGATTCCTTAGCCAACTGTAGTATCACGTCCGAGTCTTTGCCTCCCGAATACGCCACCTCAATCTCTCCGTCGTATCCGTTCTGCACGCCTTGCAACAGCCGGATGGCACGGTCTATTTTCTTTTGAAGTTGCTCGTTTATCATATCCATTTTACGGTTGTTTCTCCGTTGTAACCTTTCTCCCATACAAACCATGCGTAGCTGACTGCACTACCCCCCCCATTGCGCATTGCAGCGAACTTGCCGTTCTTTGCACACAGCACTCTCTTTGAGAATTGCAGTACATACTTAGGTGGCGTGTTTTTATAGAGCCTCTCGTAGCGTTTCTGACCCTCCAGGAATGTTGTCTTGAGAAACATCACACACAAACCTCCGGCGGGAAGCAAGTCAAGCGAGTGCTGCACGAACTCCAATGCGTACTTGTAGGGTGGGTTGGTCAGTATGCACTCGCAGCCGTCGGGCATCGTGTCTGCCTTGAAGAAGTCCTGCACACCGCCGTAGCCTCGGTCTATAAGGTCGGTACTCACGACATCATGCCCGAACTCAATAAGACGCTCTGACAAGCATCCAGTACCACAAGCGCACTCCCATATCCTCTTCGGCAAAGAGAAGTGCTTTAATAGCTTGTCTATAGCCTCGGGCGATGTGGCGTAGAAGTCGTGCTCCTCACGCTCCTTGTCCGTGTGATTGCTCGCACCGATTGTTATGAAGGTGCTCTTGCCGTTTCCGCTCCAGTCCTTAGTCATTTTTCTGCATTTCATTGTTGAACTCTCTTTGTAATATCCGTTCGATATTCGCAGGCGACCCATACCAGTCATACTTCTCCTCAGCCGGAGCATTTTCTGCTGCCTCAATGGAGTTTTTGAGTGCTTCACACGCCTCTTTGTCCGAAAGCCCCATGTTTCTTGTAGCACTAAAGAATAGTTTGGCAAATGCTTCTATTCCGCTTTCTTCGGGGTCTAAAATAATCTTCGCCATATCACTTCCTTGTTTTATCAAGTTCCATAATTGTAAGTATCGCATAGTTCGCAAGGTCAAGCAATGAGTCTCTCATACTCTCGCCCTTCACCTTCGCCTCGTCAGACATCAGTGACTTCACGCGCTTCAACTTCTCTGCCATGTGTCCGTAGGCGTATGTCATGCCGCACTCCTTAAACAGCTCCGCAAAACTATTGCCGTAGTCGTGATTCTTCGCCTTGAAGGTGTCGTACATACCGTTGGTAATGTCGCGGAACGCTACACACTTCTTTGGGATTAACCGCGTGGACTTACCCTCACGCTCATTACGTAACACGTCCTTTAGGGTTTTATTGTCAACTAATCCGTGTTGCATCACGTCGCTCAGGGATATGTAGAACGGTTTCTTCCAGATCGCATCGCTGCGAACCTTGATGTACTCGCCGACCCATGAGCAATGCGGGTCTTTCTTATCGGCGGAGCTTATCGGTTTCGGACCGCCGCACACCTCGAAAAGCGGTACTTGGAGCGTTACATATTTTTTGTCTCCGCGCGGAGTTTTCAGCGTTGTCAGATACTGGATAAACTCACACATATCCGTAGCACCACGAAAGCTCGCTACTTGATGCTTACGCTCGATTTTGTTGTTGGGCAGACTAAACTTCAAGCCCTCCTTAATGTCCTCTCTGTTAATCATTGTTACTACTCCTTCATTTGATTCAACCTTTTTCTATATCAATGTCTCACCACGCTCCACAATATCTTTAGCTGAAAGGTAAAATACCTCATTTTCAATCTCGTCACAAGTTACTCTTACAAAGGTTCCTAAATGATGAGGTTTAGAGGAGGTCTCAAAATACTCTCTCGGACTATCTACAACCTTAAAAAAAGGACGACCTACGGTTGCAATGATTTTAAATCCTTCAAGAGTCTCTAAGATTGTCCTGTACCTCGGTAATACAGGACGGTCTTCGCCCATTAGTTGACGATGACGAAATCTTGCCACCTCTTCTTCGTATTCTCTCAATCTGATCGGAAGAATGAACTCTAAACCTATCTTAACATCTTCTTTCTCAATCACTGTTACCCCTTTCTTTAAACGGCACCCATATCTTCTCCATCTCGCGCAGCGCAAGCTCGTAGGCAGCTATATCGTCCTCCGTAGGGTTGTTATTGCTGTGATAAACAACAATGGCAAACACAAAGTAACGAAAGACTATTGCCGCATCGTAATATTGACGTGGATGACGTATAAAATTGCAACAACCATACCGACCTCCGTCAGGCAGCGTGCCGTCACCAGATACCACAAGCACATTGAGAGGACGAGTCGCCCATTGTATGTCTATAGGCTCTCCCGATTTTATACGCTCTTTCAACTCACACGCCTCGCAGTACCATGCGTGAAGAGCACCCTCACCGGCATACTGCACCTTTGGTATAGGGCATTTCAGCAAACGCTGCAAATCATCCAATAACTCCTGTTTCATCCCTTTGTCTTGTTTGTTTCTTCTTTTTTCTTTGTAATGTCTGACATATAGTCATATATCATTCTCGTCATGCCGTTGCACCAGTCGTCAACAAACGGGTCTGCTTGCAGAAGCGGCAACTCCTTGAAGTCACTCTTGAACCAATTGGAGAACTGCAACAGTACATGGCGCATCGTAGCCACATCCGCTGCATTGTCCATCGCACGGGTCAGACCGTCGCAGGACTCGTTTGTCTTAGACTCATAGGGAGTGCTGAATGGCTGCACGTCCACTACCTCTTTCTTCTCTTTCTTGAAAAATCCCATAATTAACATTCGTTATAAAATTCATACAACAAGTATGGAAACATAAAGGAAATTCCCAATACTGTAAAACCAGCAGACAGAGATTCTGCAAAAGCCAATATCGTGACGCCTGAAAAAGCCAGTAAAACTCCCAATATCATCAGAATTTTTAGCCGCTTGCGCCATCTGTTACGCCTGTCCATCTTCTTCTTCTCTTCCTCAATAGCCCTCATCAGGGCATCGTGGCAACTTTTTATGTCTTCTTCATTCATACTTTTACAATTAATTTTGCTACTTTTGCATCTGATAAAACCAGTCCGTAGAGACGGTCAATTCCGATTAACAGAAAATGAACGATTAATGTAGGTTCCAAATGCAGCCAAATCCCCGATAAACACGGGGTTTGTGTAGGTAGTGTATGATAAGGTTTCCAACCCCTATCCTCACATGCCTCTGAAACGAAGGTACAAAATAAGTTCTACAATCATACACAAACTCCCGTAAATACGAGGTTTTTGGTGCATTTTTATCCTACATCGAGTGTATAATAAATATACATAGCTATTCGGCGACAGACAGACGTTCCACTTTCCAGTTTCGACCGACAGGAAGTTAATAAAACCGAATATACATAAATATACAAGTTTACAGTTTTTAACAAATGGGAACATAAGTTTACACAAAGCCAAAAATCGGAAGAAAAAATTTTTAAAAGAGGTGACTATTTCGGCAAATAGCCAATTCTCAAGGGGGGTGCACCCTGTTTTCTTTATATTATATGCAATAATATAACGTTAAAAAGTGCTAAACGTACATTTTGTGTTTCACGCTTGCCTAATATTATATAAATTTGTAACCGCTTGAAAATCAGCACTTTATGCACTTATATTAATTTCTGATATGTATAAATATAATGTTTCACGACTTGTTAAACATATTTAATTTTTGACAGGTTGTCACTGACAATTAAGATTTATTAAGTTAAAATTGTCACTTTGTCAGTCTTTATACATATAATGTATATTTATACACCACAAAAATCTTGTAACACATTGATATATAACAAGTTAGCTATTTGTTAAAATTGTTAATTCACCTGTCAGTCGTACACTTTTTGCAATATATATTGTATAAACATAGGGGGCGCACTGTCGCACTGTCGCACTGTCGCACTGTCGCACTGTCGCACTGTCGCACCCTACTGAGTGCTGCCTGTCGTATGTCCCGCGGCACGGCGCTGCACTGATAGAGATAGGGACACAATACAATAACATCTAATTTCTACAAGATTATGACAAACAAAGAATTACAGGACATTTTAAAAGTGTCTGAAACAGTGGTTAACAACGTGGCAGTGTGCGAATTACTCAACACAGAAGTACAACAACAGGCAAAGAAAGAAACAGAACGCCCAACGGCTTACGACTCCCTGTACTCTTTATATAAAGAGTACACGAAAGCAAAGCAAGCCTACGACAACGCAGTAAATTATTGCCTTTGGCTTGACAAGGAGTTTAGCGGTTGCGCAAACGTCGCAATATCATTTGCGGTTGAGGCGGTGGCACACACACGGGGGTTGAGTGGTTTTGCTAAGTGGTTCAAGGACAACAGGGAAATAGGTACGCCCTTTGTGTCTTCTTTGCCACAACTCGCAACGTATATACTCGCAGCGGTTAAGGACTACGAAAAGAGTCTTAAAGCGGTTGAGGACAAGAAGACGGAAAGAAAGAGCCTACAGGAAAGACTCGCAGCTGCACGCGCTGCACTTGCAGCGATAGAAGAAGAAGCCGCACAGGCAGACAAGAAGTAACACACAACACACAACACACACACGAAACAGGGTGCACCGCTATTCGGTGCACCTTTTTTCGTGCTCGCTATTTTGGAAATTTCAAGCGGTTCGACTCCGCTTATAGCGTCTAACATACTCGCTATTATTACATAATAGCCCTACGGCAGCGACCAGAAGGAAGCCGTTTGTAATTCCGCTAACCTTTGTTTCAGCAATATAAACTCTCTTGTTTGTCACTTGCACAGGCACAGGTCGGGTGAATAACCCGACAGGGCGGCGTGTGTCAGGTAGATAACCACTACCCACACACGGCGGACTTAGCGCAGAGAGCAGCGCAGCCGACAAGGCGGCTATTTGATGTGCGACGACTGAAGGCAGCGAAACGAGAAGAGCGGAAAGACAGACGGCAAACAGAGGAAGCAGTGCGAGTCCGGCGTGAGGACTGCGAGAAATTAAAAATAATTCATAATTCATATTCTACGTTTGGCACACATGGACGAGTTCCTAACGTGCTGCGCTTGTTACGGCTGCGCGCTCTGGTTAAAAAGCAGCCGTCACGGATAATTATTGCATATTCCGTGTGAGGTATCACCAAAAAATCTGCAATACGTTCATAAGGTTGTACGTGGAGCCTAACTGCACACAATGTGTGCGACGTGCGGGATTATCCCGTGAAAACGTGCGAGGAATTGGGCGGTTACTCGCTGCCGTTCTCTATGAGACGGCGACAATGCCCAAAGGGGTACGCTGTACAATACGGTGCAGCGTTCTGGGACACGCAAAGAGAGCGTGACTCCTTGGCAATGGCTGCGTGCGTGGTGACATTCACGCAGCTCCTATTATCAACCAAATAAAAATAGAATTATGTTCAAGAAAATTAATGGGTTCGGGGATAATCACCCTCTATGGTTCAGTATTATTTTTGTATCTGTAGTATTTGCAGCAACAATTCTTGGGGTTGCGCTCAGATAGTTCAGAGTCTAAAATTTCCCTACGCTTGTAGGGAACAATAACCAATAAATTATAAAATTATGGAAGAGAAAGAAAAAAGCGTAGCAACTGCAATGTACAATTATTTCCTTGAAACGCTCGAGGGCAAGCATCATTTTTTGAAGCCTGCGAACGGATACTCATTTCTTTACATTGAGGACGGCAAACTGATAGTATCAGGCGGAGGCGTTGAAACACACGCTATCAACATTGACAATAGAATGGATATGCTCCTTCTCACCTTTGCGTACTATCGTGTTTTCGTTTAACGTCTAAAATGGTAGCCGACAGGCTGCCAACTATTAACCAATAGAATTCTATGATTATGAAGAAAAGACAGATTATCTATTCAAGTACGATAATTGTGCTTGGAATTATTCAGCTGCTCCCGTGCGTGTTGCTTGTAAGCGGTACGATAATTGGAAATGTGCTTGGAATTTTCTACGCTCTGTTTGTGTGGTATCTTTGGACGAGTACGAAAAATGGTCGTTGGTTCAGCGTTGAGCTGTACCGCAGTACGCTGCGCTTGGAAAAATTTCTGCTCAGCTGTAACGTGGAGAGTGATTAGTACGATAATTGTGCTTGGAAACTTTCAGCCTAAATGCTGCCCTGCTATATGGGGCAGTACGATAAATCAACCTTACAGAATTATGAGACAGATAGAAATGCGCAGAGTCAAGCGTGGCGAGTTTTTCCGCTTGGCAAATTCGGAGTCCGCTCCCGTTTGGGTGCGTGACGAGTACAACAGAAGTTCCAAAAAATTCGAGGCGTACAAGTACGACAATGTGAATTATTGGAGCGAATTCAAAGGTTCACGCCTTGTTTATGTGGATTTTGTGTTCTGAAAAATTCAGCCTAAAAAACTGCCTGCAAATTAGGCAGTACGATAAACAACTAATAAAAACAAATGAATTATGGCAACACGAAGAATTAAGTGCGAGGGTTCTCTGTTCATGGAGAGCGTATTCGCGAAGATGCAGGAAATCTACACACACGTTGAGTTCCTTGGTTACGACGGCAAATTCCTGACCGTGGCTTACATTGTCTAAAACCCTGTGCGCACGCAATATGTGCGCACGGACTATTAACCAATAAATTTTAGAATTATGACATTAAAGACATTCAAAGTACTCGACGCAATCAATCGTGAGGGATTGGATAACACTCAGTGGAATATCTACATGCACCTCGAACCTGCGAATACAGGAGAATTTTACGGAACGAACGAAAACCGCACGCTGCCCGCAGGCGTTTGGATAGGCGTGTACAAGAAGCGTGGCGATACGCTCTATTATTTCCGTTGGCTCAAGCCCGATTTGTGCCTTGATATATTCGAGGACGAGGAGCTGTTATTCTTCAACGTGAGCGATTAGCCTAAACTGGCAGTGTAACGCTGCCAACAATATCTAACCAAATAAATCACAGAATTATGACAGAAAAAAGACTCACAGAGGCGAGAAGACTCGCAGAGAAAATTCTTCCTAAGGTTCAGAAGATGCAGCGTGATATGTATTTTAACAATCATGTAAACGTGTGTATTGAGTTTTACACCTCCGGCTACAGCTTTTATGTAGATGTTTACAGTACGAGCGACAAGAAGGGCGAGAGCAGGGATTTCCGCGTCGCGTCTTTCAGATTTTACGATTTTTACGAGGCGGAGGAGAACGACGAAACGTTCGAGCGTCTTGCGGAGTACGTAAAGAAGGAATCCGCAGCCTAAAAATCCCCACGATTGTGGGGTCTATTAACCAACCAAATCACAGAATTATGAACACAGAGAAAAATTTTGTAGTGCTTGAGTTTTACCCGAGTTTCACACCGAAAGTCGTGCGAGAGTTTGCAACCCGTGAGGACGCAGTGAAGTTTGCGGAGCTTATGAAGAAAAGCGAGACAGGCAGACATACCTACGCAGTATTTTCACGCATCGAGCCGTAGAGCCTAAAATCGGGCGGTACGATAATTCGTACTGCCTGCCATTAACCAAACAGAATTATTATGAGTAGAAAAAACAAGACCATGTGCATACTTGCCATGTTGCACAACGAGGTGTATACAGGAGAGCAAATTTTGAACGACAGCGTATTTACGATACAATGCGGAGAAATCAAGAAAAAGGAATTGTACCTCGTTTCATTCAAGAAATTGTCGCAATGCTTTATCAACCATACGCTAAAGCAATTTGCGGAGGATAAGGGATTTTCCTTGGAGCCTGACGTGACTGCGAAAAATCCCTACGGCGACGATGTTTTCCTGTATGAATTGTAGCCTAAACAGCGGAGATATTTCTCCGCTACCATTAACCAAATTTAGAGAATATGACAAATTTAAAAATCACAGAAGAGAATCCTTACTTCGACTACGAATCTCCAAACGAAGAAGAATACATTACCTACAACAAGTCGGTAAATATCGACTGCCAGAAGATAATGAACACAACGGCGGAAGATATACTCGCACACCTTAAAGAAGGGATAGGAACAATGACGTGGAGCGGAGAGGAGAGATTTCTCCCGTCGCTGCACTTCGGAGGGTTAGAATTGAGTCTCCAGCTGAATTATAACTTGTGGCGCATCCGTTCTGACAAAAAGGACAGCTACAAGGATATTGACAATTCGCCGATGACTCAGGCTGAGTTCAATCAGATAATGGGCACTGGCAACGACTGCATGAACACCCTATTTGATTTTGCGGCGAAATTTGCGGGCGAGAAACATTGGTCTGTAAAGCCGGGGCAGATAACCATAAACAGGCTATTGCTTTGGCTGGATGACATCGCCGTCAGACACGAACTGAACGCCACAGGTGTTTATTAATCCGTCTAAAACGAGCGGAGCGTGAAGCTCCGCTGCTATTAACCAATTAAATCATTGAATTATGCTAAGAGACAGAAATTGCGACAAGAATTTTGAACGTTCGTTGATGTATCAGATAAACAAGGCAAAGATTGCAGCCCGCAAGATGCACAACGCACGTATGACCGACTACAATGATCCGAAATCTGAGAATGATTTTCACGATGCCATGGTTGAGATTGTAGCCATTGCTTATCACGATTGAGCCTGAACAACCCGTTACGTTTTGTCACGGGTTCATTTTATCAACCATTTAAAATTTTAGGATTATGAAAAAGAACCCACGAGATTACAAAGTGAACGGCAAAATGTATGCTTACATCCTTGACTCCATTTCTTCCGATGATGCAGATGTAGAGTCTATGTCAGACAAGGAGCGCATTGAGTTTGCGCTTGATGCGTTCTACGCAGAGATGTTTAAAAATGACAGACGCAGAATGTCCGCTCTTGATTTGCTGACTGAATGGATTGCCGGTCTTTGCTCTACCGTGAACGTAGCCTTTACCAACTATGACATTGCCAAGGTTGGCACGGAGTGGGGTTATTGCAGAACAGACGCAAGAACCTCGCAGTTTGTACGTACATGGTTTGAGCGCATCGCCAATGGTATTCTGCGCCTTGCAAAGATTTACGGCGTGGATATGAGCCGTTTCCGTCGCTAATGCCTTAAAATCCTGCGTGACGATTGCACGCAGGAACAATTACAAACCAACAAAAATAAGATTATGAAGAAAAGAACTTACAAGACGCTCGCCGGCTTACTTAGAGCTGCCGATGCAGGACAATTCACGATGAACGACTTTTTAAGCGGACAAATTTACGACAACAAGCATTATAAGCGGCGTCCGTTCGAGCTTACCGACAGCGCTCTGCGTGAGCTGTCTGACGGCTTCTGTCAAGCACTGGGCTGTCAGAAAAGAAAGTATGACGAGGTGTTCCACAACATGAAGTACGGCAAAATCGAGAGATGCGGCATACTTCACGTCTGTGGGTTGAGCTGCGTGGCAACAAGCCGAGCTTTACCTATTGCGTAGGACAGGACGGAGGTTACGAGTATCCGCTTGTCAAGAGAATCCTGTATCGTGGTTATTGAGCCTCAACAAATCTGTGCAGCCTACCTGCACAGAACAACGTTTAACCAAATTAATTTCTGAATTATGGCAACAGCAAAAAGAGCATCCGAAAGGAGAAGCAGAACGCTTGCGCAGCAGGCTAAGTCCTACGAGGTGGCAGGCGAGTACGAAATGATGCAGATAATGCACGAGTCGTGGATAAACGGCAATTTCTCCGACTTCAAGCATTATTACAGAGTCTTGAGAATGGAGGACAGACGCAGGTTTGTACACTATCTCTACTACAGCACCGACGAGGGCACATTCTACAAAATGATTAACTCGCTCATGTTCGGTTAGCCTAAATCAATCCTCACTATCACGGGTGGGGATTTCTATTAACCAACATTTAGAATTATGACAGAAAAAGATTTTTTAGACAAGTGCCATGAAGTTCTTCGTAAATTTGAAGACAAAGATACTTTTGACAAGTGTATTTGCGAGATTTTACATTCAGGCTGTATTGACCTTGAAAAATGCCCTAATAATTACATTCCTATTTATTGGGTGATGGGCGCATTATTCAAACGTGCTATGTCGCAATGTCTTGATGGCTCTGTTGACAAGAAGACGAAAAGAATAGCCCACAAGGAGGCTAAAAACATAGCATGTTTTATTCCTTGGTGGTTCTGATTAGCCTAAAGACTCTCCCCTGTGGAGAGTGCAAGTATAACCTAAAAACAAAGAATTATGGAAAAGAATATTGTAGAAGTTGTTATGAACAACAAAGGCGAGGTTGTCGAGAAGGTAACCGACTACATCGGTGTCGAGAATTTTGCCAAAGCGATAGAGGCTCTTTATCGTGAGTGTTTGGAAGACTACGAGAACTCTGAGGACATAGAGGAATACCTTGCCGATTTCGAGGGTTTCAATATTCAATCTCTCGCTTGGGATTTTACTATGAAAGCGAACAGAGAGATGAAGGAATATCTCCACATGCAAAATCATCGCATGGACGGCAATTTCGCCAACATCGAGGAAGACTATCCCGCTCACATCACGGGCACATATTGGAGTTCGGAGTATGCCGGCGACGACTACTTCCGTCTGTTTCCCCAAATGGTTGCACGTTTGGATGCAGCGGAAGACAGCAAACAGGCTGACGAGGACAGGGCGTATCTTATGGATTGGTATTTTAAAGCCTTTGGAACGTTCGGCATCAAGTACAATTTTCAAGACACGCTTTCGGAGATTGTGTACATGCGCGAAGAAGAACAGGCTATCGCCTAAACTGCCTCCCTACGGGGAGGTACAATATAAACCTTTAAAAACAAAAGAATTATGAAAAGAAATGTAATGATTTCAGGTGAGTTCACTATCAACGAGGTAGCAAACGCTAACGGCGCAGGTCAGCAGAAACCCAACAAGAAGTCGGCACAGGCACGTATCGAAGCTCTCAAGGCTGCGGGCGTGGATGTTTCCAACTACTTCCCTATGGGCGAAGAGATGATTGTCCGTGTCAAGGACGGCGTTCCGACACAGGTGCTTGACGACGACCCTGTTTTCTCTCGCATCATGGAAGGATGCTACATCTCACACGGCAAGCTCTATCGCCGTTGGGTTATGGCGCAGATGTTCCACATGCTCCGAGAGATGAACGAGGGCAAGTGGGATTCTCCCAACTTCACGGAGGTCTTGCAGAACCGCGGATACGAGTATTCGTGGAAGATGGTGGAGCAGGAGTTGCTTGCGCAGTATAAGATGCTCAAGCACGGCGACACAGAGTCGTTTGGCGAGCGCAACCGCTGGTTCGACAAGGACGTTGTGACTGAAATGGCAGAGGACTACCTCGACCACCTCCGCAAGGTTGTTGGGGAAATCAAGGAACGCAAATGCCGCGGTCGCCTCTACAAGCGCATCTTCGGCAAGAATGTGTTCTCTGACGAGATTGAGAACGTTGTGTTCGCTCCGATTGCATGGGCTATCAGAGCAATCAGTGACTCCAAGTCCGCATATCAGCTCTACAAGGCTGTCGCAGCGTTCAACCGTGACCGTCACAATCTCCGTTGGCAGACCAAGCAGTCAAAGGCGTTCACCGATGCCTACAAGGGTTCTGGTGCGTACTTCACGATGAAGAACCTCATCCTGTTCCACGGCGCACGCTTCAACGGCTGCACCACGGGAAAGCAGTCGCTCGCACGCATGGAAAATCTCGCCTCGAACCTCGAAGGTTGGGAACTCCTCGGTGCCATGAAGCAGCTTATCAAGGACTCTGGCATCTCTGTCGAAAAGAAGATTGCCGAGTGGAAGAAACAGCCTGCATCTAAGAAGTAGTACGCAGCCAAGAAGGAATTGCCGTTCCGTCTGCGGTGGCTCGGCATCATTTATGAAAGCTTCGCAGAAGAAGGTCCCTTACCCGCCTATCGGTCAGGCAAGGGACCTTCCTTGCAAGCTTTGAAATCACTTGCTTACAGACAGGCACCCGTCCGTGAGCCGCAGACAAGCCTAAACCTATCCGTTGTTCGGCAGCGGATAGTCTATCAAACCAAAATTTGTTTATTATGAAGTACAGAATTGTTTTCTACACCTTCGAATACGAGGGTGTGAACGCAGCGTTGGACAAGTCAATGCCTATGTCACGCTATGCCTGCCGTAAGTATCTCCGCGAAAACGGATGGAAGTACGAGAAATCACGATGGCAAAACGGCTTCGGTTCGTTCGCCGCCATCGTGGAGTACAAGACACGCTCCGCAGCCTAAACCACAAGTGGTTACACATCGTAACCGCTTGACTTATTTACAAACCATTAAATAACAATAGAATTATGAAAGAAGATAAGATTTTAGAGATGTTTTTCGCCCCCGAACGCTGGCAGTACGCAATCGCCAAAGGTGTTGTCAAGGACATATCCAAAGGCGTGCTCTACAAGCTCACCAAACCCGAGGCGCGCGCACTCATGTATCAGCGTATCCGTGACGGCAAGTACAAGATAATGCCGCCACATACAGCGCAGATACCGAAGGACAACGGCGAGTTCCGTACCGTGTATGTGAACGAGCCTGCCGACCGAGTGTTGCTCTCCATAGCTAACGACCTTCTCTTCGAGCTTATGCCCGAGATGGTTCATCCGAGCTGTCGCTCGTATCAGAAAGGTATCGGCTGCGGTAAGGTGGTACAGGAGGTTTCACGCTGTATGTGTGCGTTGCAGACCTCCGATGTGCTCGGCTTCAAGTCCGATCTGTCGAAGTATTTTGACAGTGTTCCGTTGGAGTTCGTTGATGCAGCCTTCAACAAGGTGGAGGAAAAGTACGGACACTCGGCTCTGATAGATGTCCTTCGCGACTACTATCATTCCGACCTGTACTTCACTCCCGAAGGTGAGCTGCACGAGAAGTACCAGTCGTTGAAGCAGGGTTGCTCCGTAGCCTCGTGGCTCGCAGACGTAATCCTGTATCATATCGACGAGAAACTATCGCAGCTCGAAGGCTATTACGCCCGCTACTCCGACGATATGCTTTATGTCGGTAGTGACTACGTTAAGGCGATGCACATTCTTACGGAGGAGCTTGGCAATATGCAGATGAAGCTCAACCCGAAGAAGGTGGAGTATCTTGACGCAAACCATTGGTTCAAGTTTCTCGGCTATTCAATCAAGGGCGGCAGCATATCGCTTTCCTCTACACGCATCAAGACGTTTCAGAAGGAGATAGAGTCGCGTTCGTGCTGTAGACGGGGTGCAACGCTCACGACATCGGTAAACATGATTAACCGATACCTCTACAAGGGTTATGACGGTCACTCATGGGCAACGCAGGTTCTCCCGATAATCAACGTAAAGGAGGACATCGACACGCTGTCTACGTTCATTCTTGACGCTCTGCGGGCTACCGCAACCGGCAAGCGACGCATCGGAGGTCTTGGCTTTGCCAAGGAGCAGAAGGTGGGATGTATCTCACGAGGGCGAGGAAAGAATGTCACAACGAACAGAGCTAAGACACCCGAGCGTATTGACGGCTTCATGTCACTCGGTCTCATGCGCAACGCATTACTGACCTCGCGAGCTGCATACGACACGCTTGTAGCCAATCTCTGACAAACGCCTGAAAACGGATGCAGTCCAAACGCTGCGTCCACAACCAAACCAATATGAATTTCCGAGAACACGGAACTGCGCAGAGCAGGACGCCACATTTATATACCCGCCTCAAAGATACGGGATTTCCTCTGGACAATCCAGAGTGTATCCCGTATCCTAAGGCTGGTACAATCAAAACCATACAGAAATGTTCCACGGCGTAATGCCTGTGCAAGGCGGCGCACACCGCCCTCGGCTTGAAGAATGGCATCCGTTTAGCGCTCAGGTTGCTAACGATGACGACGTCGATACGAACCTATCGACGTCGTCATCGAGAAACCTGACCTACATCACTCGTTTACACACATGTGCCACAGCCATCGTTCAAGCCCACTCACGTCAGCGCAGACGTTCGTCTTCCCCGAAGGAGTACATTTGCTACACCAAGCTTACACGCGGCGCTTGGATGGTTATCACCATCTCGCTCGCCGCGTGCTTGCTTGAGTTCGACCAAAATCTTACAGCCATGCGCCACACTCCTTGTGGAAGACAAACTATTGCAAGCCTAAATCGGGCGCGATGGGGAGACAACGTTTATATCCCAGTACATAAGGGCTGGGTTGGTGCCGGTTGCAACAACCGGCGCACCCAGCCCCACTACTGGGCTAAATCAAACACCTACAGCAATGCACCCGTCTCCAATCGTGCCCACAATACAACCAACGGAATTTTGCGGTTCCTTATGACGTGCCGTGCAGCCGACTTTAATGATACCGGCTTCGTATCATCCGCCGTCCACCAGGTTGACACCTGGCTCCCTGCCGATTTCTCAGCCGGTACATATCAAATCCTTACAGTCACGCAACACGGCTACAGGCACGTCATTACTTTAAAAAGTGCTGCATTTGTTCGTGAAATAGCGATAAAATCACTACCTTTGCATTATAAACCAATCGCAAACCAATCACGAACCAATCAGCAATGTTTGCCTTAACGACCTCGTATTGTAGAGGTCGCTATTAACCAATAAAATAGATAAAATTATGGCAGTAACAAAATTTGTAAGAGCGCAGGACATTCTCAAGGAGAAAGGGTTCAAAGCGCCACCGTTCGATACGGCGGGATTTCAGAACGCAGTCGTGGAGTTCTTTCGGAAGAGCGACGTGTCTGCGAAATTAGCCATATTCGGAGTTCGTTTCGTGGATTATGAAGGCACGCCCAAATGTGGATTTTCGGATTGTTCACAATACAGCTCCTGTGAAACATGGTGGGACGGAAGAAAAATCTTCAATTATGACCTTCCCGACTATTTGGATTGTCGTATAGGTTATCTTGCCACTACGGGATTCAGCTCTCCATTTTTCATCGTGGACGAACCGTATCTGACCAATGCTGTAGCCCTTCTTAAAATGGCAGGGTTCATTGTTGGAAGAAAGCGTAGAGCTGGAGGAGTTCCGACCTATGACATCACCCTCGTTTAAATATTAACCAAGCCCTATACGCATCACGGTCAAGCGATACAAAATGCCCAACAACAAGGAACAAGAGCAGATAGACGGCATCCGCAAGGACTTTGCAAAGCGGGTCTACGACCTCTATATCAATGCCGCCAACGGAAAGATTGATACCTACGACAAGTTTCTGACTCGTTTGGAGTGGCTCGAAATAGACTACTCCGACGCATTGTCCCCGTACGGAATATACGAAGACCTGTGTCCTGACGACTTCGATTTGGTGAAAATGGCGATAGAGGAGGGCACACCCCTCAAGGACTTCGCCTATCAATGGTTGAACATATACAATATCATTGAGTTCGCCAAAGTAGACACGAGTTCTCTCATACCTCCAGTATCCGACGATTAGTCAAAACGGCAGGTTTACCCCTGCCACCAAGTAAACCATATTATAAACAAAAAAACAGAATTATGAAAAAGAGATTTTCTATGCTTCCAGTCTTTGCGTTTGCAGCATCCATGTTTATGCTGTCTGCGTGTGGTGATGACGACGATAGCGGTAGTACCATTCCTCAAACCCCGTCTTATAAAATAAAAGATGGTAATATCGTAGGAGTGTGGAGAAATGGCAGTGATTGTTTCGTGTCATTCTCAGCAAATGGATATAACTCTGCACTATTGTCTAATACGTTTATTGATGATGGCGACTATACAATCAATGGCGACACAATCCTTGTACACAACACTTATTTCGCAAATACAACAAAATATGTTGTAAACGATATAACAAATGACGCTCTAACTGTTACCATTACATACAAAGACCGTTGGACGGAAGAGAAAACTGTTAAGGCTAAATTTAATAAGGCCATTGACACTCCGTGCGTCAAGACTCACGCTTTGGCAGGAAAATCCTATTTGGCGCAATATGCGTTTAAATATGGTGGTCAAATGTGGAGAAAAGACTTTTTTAGCTACAATACGGCATCTTGCACAAGACAGGATCTGGCTCAATCAACCCCATCTACCTTTTATTATGTTTATTTAGCCCCCAAAATCTATTTTTATGTTATCCAGTATAGTATGTTTTATTACGATACGGTAAGATATGGTACGGTTGTTCTTGACGCGAATAATCAAATAGAAAGTATGGGGTCTCTTTACGGAGAAGCGATGTATCCACAATCGTTATATTAACCTCGTAAAGGCACACCTTAACACAAAGGTGTGCCTTTATATCGCCTAAAACAGGCCCTCATTAAAGGGTCGCAATTTAACCATTTAATTCATTAATTATTGTAAAACCACTGCGCCCATACCGAAGTAATATTATAAATAATATTAACTTTGCGTTGCAGGCGCACTAAATTTCAAGAATTATGACACAGCTACTTAGCACAAGACGCTGGATGGACCTGCTCACTCCCGAGCAGCAGAAAACCTACTCCAGCGCAATCCGAAAAGGTTACTTTGCGACTTATGACGGCTATCGTTGGCGTCACGAGTTCTATGGAGCTTTCATCTGGAAACACCCTGGACGCGTGAAGATCATTGATAAATTCAAGCAGGTTATCGGTCGCGCACCATTGTGGGAGGACATCACGGACGACAATCTGCGAGACGTGAAGGAAGAGCTGGACGCTTCCTATGCGCCGAACTCCGTGCGCACAATATGCGCAGAGATTAACGCAATCATCCGTGAGAACGCAGAGTCGAAAGACATTCCTTCCATGTCCTACGCCCGTGTGCTGCGTGCAAAGAAGGTGGTGGTACAGTCCGTGTTTCTCACCGACGAGGAGATACGCAAGATACACGAGTATCGCCCTAAGACTGTGCGCAGACGGCATGCAAAGCGCATCTTTATGCTTGAATGCCTTTGCGGAGCACGTTTCTCCGACTGCCTGCGTCTCTCGCCCGTAAACCTCTCTCCTGATGGTCGCACCCTGACTTATGTATCAAAGAAGACCAACCATGAGGTGACGGTTCCCGTGCATCCGTGGCTAAGGGAGTATCTCGTTCCGTCTTCACCTATCGAACCGCAGTCACTTGCAGTTCCTTCCTACAACGACGCTATACGTTTCTTCTGCCAATCATGCGGTATCGACCAGCAGGTTAAGGTGTACCAGGCAGGTCGCGAGCAGACAGGCCCGAAGTGGAAGTTTGTATCAACACATACAGGTAGACGCTCGTTTGCAACCAACCTGTCGTTGAAGAACGTACCGTTGGAGCAGATAGCGTTGATGATGGGTCACTTCACGGGCAACGCCCCGGATGTTTCCATGACGCAGCGATACATCGTGACGCGACTCCAGCTGTCGCCCGCAGCGTTCCAAGCGTTTATGATTCCTGGTGCCGAAAGAGCGGCGGCAGAGAACGAGGCTTACAACAACCAGACAAACAACTTCGATGACTTCGACGACTTCGATATTCCCGAGGACGAACAGCTCGTTATCCCCGAGAGACCGCAGACCGAAGCATCGTAAACTATTAACACAACCTCAGCCCTATCGCATCACGGAGAAGCGGAATGATTATGAAAAAAATGTATTTTACGAGCAAGAAGAGTTTTCTTGTTGAACAGAACCCTGACGGAACATTGCTCATTACCAAGACTTCAACAATGAAGCCTTTGGAAAACGCAGGCTCGTTCATCGTCTCGCAAGGAGGCATCGAAGCCATCCTCTCGAAGTGCAAGGAAGTCACCGACGAGGAGTTTCTTGAAGACCGCAAGCAGCTCCTTATGCGCAACGAGCAGGCAAAACTGCGCTCCCAGGAACTCGCCCTTGCCAACCGCAAGCGTCACGAAGAGGACTACAAGGCTGTATTCAACGATAGCACAGTTGAGACGACAGCGGAGAATATACGCATACTTCTATGCTACCTCAACGACATCAACTGGGGAGTATGGCAGCTTCCGCAGATGACCATCGGCTACACTTGTAATCAGTACGACTGCGACGGCAAGACCGCAACGACCATCACCCTCGACACTCCTATAGAATATCGTGGCGAGCAGGTATCGCAGTTCCAGCACGGAGCACCAAGCGGACACCTCCGCAACTATCGTAGAATATAACAAAAAAAACAATATGATTACTAAAGAATTGGCAAAACAGCGTATAGAGCAAGCAGAATATAATTGCTCTGGAGAAAAAGTAGAGTACAATATAGACGACATACAAGCACTTAGTAAGGACGGTGTTTATCTCGTCTTTGCATCATCCGAATCCTGCAAGACATCTTTTGTCTGTTACGAAGAAGATGGAACGGCTTATTTTCTCGATGATTGGCAGGGCAGCTACCCAACCAACGAAGAAGAAATTGCAGACTACAATAATTGGGTAACAATAGACTGGAAGGAGTCACCCGTTATTTTCAATGGTCTCCCCAGAGTCTTATTCGATTTATAAACAATCATTCGGAAGAATATCATGTACGAAATAATAGATGTAATACACGACTATCTGTTTGTTACGCTCCGTCTGCGCAATGTGCGGACGGGCGCGACAAGAGATTGGCAGCACTGGGACGACCTCGAAGACTGGCTGTGCGAGGAGTACGGCGTGAAGGATTTGAAAGGTCTTGTTATAGACGCCCTGCCTAAAAATGGCGGCTGGGTAGACTCTGAAAAATAAAATTATTAGTCACAAATTTAAAACAATCAATATGATGGACACAGCAAACATAAAGTTTAATCGAGTTGTAGCAAAGAACAACTTTAAGTTCTCCGACATGGAAGAACTGAAAGCAGCGGTCGAGAAGTCTATCCTCGGCGAAACTGGCTTGATAGTCGCCGGCACGGAAAAGAAAGCAAAGGAGATTTTGACCCCGGACGGCACGCTTGAAATACAAAAGAGCGTCGCAGGCGAGGCGATAGCCTTCCTCTCTGACGAAACCGCCGTTAATGTGAGGCTCATACAGCTCAACGCACACGGCTTATTCAAGTTCGTTTACGTTTTAAAGGTTAGGTTGTTATAACACAATGAACAAGGAAAGATTTGTACTCCAGCCGTCCAAGGAGATGCAGGACGGCTGGGTAGCCACCGACACGGAGAACGGCATCGTGCTGCGCTTCGAGAACCACAAACTTGAGCAAACAATGCGCTGCACGCCACTCCTCACGGACGGACGCGAGCCGACCGCAATCGAGCTTGCAACCGCAATCAGAGAGCTGCTTGACTGGTTGCGAGAAGAACATAAGGACAAGGTATCCTGATACCATTTTATGCGGTCGCATAACACGCATTTTATATTGCCTGAATAAACATGAAATCCCGTTTGCACAGCGATGTGCAGGCGGGATTTTTTGTGCTCCAAAAACCACCGAAAATATGCCAAATTATGCGATCGCATAAGTCGCATAAAACATGGTATTTTATATATGATTTTTATCGTTGTAAACGCTTGATTATCAATGTGTTTAACCAACTTTATGCGACCGCATGCAATCGCATCTATTATATATTATATATATAGTATATATTCATACTAACGTATTCATATATCCTATACACATAATATATAATTTTTCTCTTTCAAAGAGAGAGCGGTTTTTCGTGTTGGAATTGGGTGTTGAAATGGTCGTTAAGAGGCTACGCCTTGTCGCTGTTGACGTAATCAATAATCTTGCGCACGGCATCGTCAATTCGTTTTGTTCCGTAGGCGATGTAGTGGTCTGTCACGTCTGCCCAGGAATGTCCTAAACACAGCGCAATCGTCTCTCGGGGTATCTCAAGTTCTGCGCCGATCGAGGCGAAGGTGTAACGAGCGGTGTACACCGTCATACCTTCCGCTATCGGATGCCAGACGACCTTGCGCAGCCTGCCCACCTTGTCGGGAACAATCTCCTTGCGCCCGATTTTCTTGAGCGCGTCGTTCCAGTGATGGCAGAAGTCGCGGTAGTTTGTATAAACGTCAAGAGGGCACAGAAGCCAACCCTTGCCCTTGTAGCGTCTGATTATTTCCATCGCCTCGGGAGGTACGGGTATGTCGTACAAGTGCCCAGTCTTCGCCCTCTTGTACCTGATACGTCCGTTGTGTACGTTGGACGTCTTGAGCGTAAGCAGGTCTATTGGGTTAATGCCGCAAAGATAGAACGTCAGCAAGAACAAGTCGCGGTATATGCGCTGCCAGTCCTCAACCTCGCAATCCCTTATCTCCCTCAGCTGCTCAACGCTGATGTTGTTGATAGCTACCTTCTCCTGCTTTATCTTGTACCGCCTGAATGGGTAGTTTGTGGTCAGCTCGTTGTCGAGCGCCCAGTTGAACACCGTGCGTATGTTGCGCAGCATGATAGCCTTGTAGTTCACGCTCGCTTCGCCCATGTATCGCTCGAAGCCGTCAAGCCATGCTTTGTCTACACTGCCGAATACCGCTCTGCCGTCATACTCGCGCACCTTCCGTGCCGACATTCGGTAGAGGTCTGCCGTTCCTTTGCGACTCTTTGTGTCGGCGAACCTTTCGATGTAGTCCGCAAGACACGTCGCTTTCTCCTCATGCGCCTCGCCCGACACCAAGGTTGTCAGCTCTCTCTTCATCTTTGCGAGGTCGGCGCCGGCATTGTTCAGCAGATACGCCTCCACATCGTCGATGATGCTCGTCAATCTTCTGAGCTTCGCCCTGTAGTTCGTTTCTTTTGGCGACATCGAAAGACCCGAGAACGCAGTCAACACGTAGATACCTGTTGACACAACGAACTCCTTACCGTCGCTGCGGAACAAAATCTTCACCGCAATTCGTCCGTCCTTACCCCTCTTGCTCTCTTTAGCTGCGATATAATACTTCATAGTTTTGGTATTTTTTTGTTTCGGTTTTTGCAAATTTACCCATAAAACCCGAGAAAAACAACAAGATTTTCGGTTGAAATGGGCCTGTTTGTGGGACTCTATAATTCCCAAGTCTGTAAAGCACTAATCTCCAACGACTTGCGGTGCTGCGAGAAAGTTTCCCAAGCCAGAGGTCACGGGTTCGAACCCCGCTTGCCGCTCTTGAT